AGCCTCTGAAATCATTGTTTTAGCATATGTCCTCAATGAATACTCTGCATTTTTCCACATTAATACTGCGGGATGATTTCTCCAGGCACCCGAAGGTGACTGACCAGACAACACCTTAAGTATTTGGTAGGCCTCAAGTATTTGTTTATTTAAACGTTTATTATCTAAAGACTCTGCAGACTCTCTATAATTTTGATATGGTAAAAAGGTTTGCATTAATCTTCTTCTATATCAAAAATATCTAAATCAGATATTTTTTTGAAGTTAGAGGCTGCCCAAAGAGATACGGCAGTTAATAAAGATAATACTATCAATACTAATACTTTTGTTTTCTTTTTCATATTGCAATCATTCCTCCACACCTTGTACATGCATTATAACTTTTTCCAGTAACTGGACACGCTCCAGCAGCAACAAGGGTATGCGTTTTAAACTTACAAACAGCAAGTTTGAATAACTGGATAATCATTTAACCGCTTCCCTTGTTACCAAAACAATGGCTCCGCAATCTTCCAGAGCCTTTTTAATTTTTACAACATATTGCAGTGCTAATATTTTTTCGTCATGCACCATATGTAAAAACTTTCTTTCATCTAATTTTACCGTAAGAAAGTGATCATTGTCAATAATCTCAACACTAAATCCTTTGGGAGGGGTTATAGAATGAAAGGCTTTACGCATAGAGTCTGTATACATTATTTTCTTCCCCATTGTATATAGTTCCAGCCACGCTCATGTGCGTAGTAAATAAAAATCTTGACTACCGTTTCCCAGAACGCAATTGCTCCAGAAATCGTGGCACTTCTTGTAATAATGTATGCAACAATAAATGAAGAAAGTGTTCCCCATATGCGATAACTTAATGCTTTAGCAAAGGATCTAGCCCTTGTTACTTTCATCTTTATCTCCAAAGTATATTCTCTCTTCTGCTTCATTCATCCTACGACCACCATCTTCTATTTGTTTAAATACCCATTTGCTTGCGTTTTTCAGTAGCCGAAATAGCATGAATCTCTGCCCCCAAATCTACTTGCTCAATCTTATATCCTACATCACGACCATAAACAATGTTGGTGATATTGGGTAGTCTTAGTACTAATGCACCATCCATAAACTCATCCTTAGCAATATAACCCTTTACCTCATCAAAGGTAAGTGGATCCTTTTCGCTTGTATTGTATGTATTACGAACTCCCAACAATACCTGATCAGTTCTCTTACCTGCCTCTTTATAGAGAGCATGGTGCCCTTCGTGCCAAGGCTGATACCTACCCAGCATAAGCGTTGTAGGTGCAGACCAATCGTGAAGACCCATAGCATCTATAATGTGACTTGCTTTTTCATTTGCATCCATTGAATGATTCATAAATGTAATAGTAGTATACTCTGGATCTTCCCATATCTTATTAGTATCTTCAAATCTACCTTGGTCAATTGTGTTCATCCAAATTAAAGCATCAGGTGTTCCAAATGCTGCACGAGTTAAATCTGTAGGACATACAAAATCAACAATAACTGGTGCTACACCTTGCTTTGCAATAAGACGTGCCATCTCACCAAGACGACGTGCCTGCTCAATTCTGTCTGCTTCACTAAAACCAAGATCAGAGTTAACTCCTGCACGTACCTCATCTGCATTGAGATGAATAGCATTGATGCGTTCTTTTAGTGCTTTTGCTAATGTTGTTTTCCCAGATCCAGGAAGCCCTATAATTTGTATAATCATTGTTTCTCCATTGTTAGCGATTGCCAAGTTTCGGACCAATCTTTTTTGGTTTTATGCTTATTAAACTCTCTTGAGATTTCTCCGCCTTCTAAATAAACACCACCCCAAACGCCCCACTCTTTTCCAGAAACCCCGTTAGCAAAACATATCTTTTTTACAGGACACTGCTTACAAAGCGCATCAACATTATGCCTGGAATCTTCTTGATCTTCATATTTATCAAAATAAATATTTGTATCAAGGCCTAAGCACATAGCCTCATCTTTCCACAAATGCTGTTTCAAGATTAATCCTTATACTTATTGGGTATATCCCAACCATTACGACCAGGCTTGTAAATTCTATGTAAGTACCACTTATCTTTGATTCTAATTCCCAATGGAGAGGTTCTTGCTACATCAGACTCTTTTAAGTCAATGATGTCCCAACCTTGCCAAATCAAATTTTTATTTTTGTTTACAATTTTTTCCATTGTATTTAAACTTTTAATAATCATTTTTTTCTCCTAATATCTAAAAAGACCAACATCAACATTATTTGCCTCTGCACTTAAAACCAATTTTGATTTTGGTTCCTTTGGACCACCTAAAAAAGCAAAATAATTAATCTGATCTATATTTTCATTTAACCAGGCAGGAGCCACATTATAAAATTTAATTCTTTTGCCTCTTGCCTTCATTCCACGTTCTGACAAGTTAGAAAATTCTGAAACAAAATTATTTACTTTTAATGGTCCAGCAGAATAAATAATGAATTCATTATCTTCATCTTTCATTCCAGACAAAGCAACACTCATAGCACGTAAGAACACGCCATATTGGTTAAAATCTTTTGTTCCCTGTACTGCCACTATCATTTGGTTCTACCCCTTGTTTTAAGTCATCAAGTATTGATAACATTTTATTTAATTCTTTTGCTGGCATATCTTGAATATCTAATGGTTCTACTGTTTCTTCATCTACTCTGCCGTTTATGGCATTTGCAGTATAAAAAACATTATTTAATATCCAATATGCCTTGCCCTCTGTTATTACTACTTTCAACATATTCTTTTGAATATGCTTTTGAGACTGAGTTATAACTTTGGTTTTATCAAATGTTTGTTTTGGAACAACATCTTTAATTATTTCATAAATATAACTTTGCTTATATCTATCTTTTCCTAAAAACATCATTCTTTTTTTATTTGATATGTTAATTATAGACCAAGAGGCAAACAATGTCAAGCCTATAATTAATAAATACTTCATTTATTTAGATTTTTTCTCTGGCTGCTTACTTAGAGTTAAATTTATTGAATTAAGTTTATTAATTTCAAGTTGTGATTTTAATAAGTCTAACTCTGTATCAGATAGTTTTTGTTTATAAAATAGAACCAATTGAATTAGTTCATTTTTTTCTAAATTTTCCATACCGCCCCCCTACTTTCTTAAGTCAAATGCAGTTCCCTGCCAAATTTTTTCTACCTGTTTCTTTTCTCTTTCAACAATAGCACGACTCCAGGCAAATCCTGCATCGCCACCCCATGCATCCCACATAATTCTTCCATTAGATGGAAACTCTGGACCATCATAAAAACCTTTTCCTTTTTTATCTACTTCATGTCTAGAAAAAAAAGAAAACATACGTTTAACAGTACTTAAAGACATTGCTCTACCAGCAACTATATCTGTTGCTCTACCCCAGCCAACTGGAGTTCCAGCACCTGTTGCCTTGCCGTCTTCTTTCCACTTTAAAGCACGACGAGCAGCAGCCTTCATGCCAGCATTTGGTGTATATGTATCAGCCATGATTAACCTTCTTTTGTGATTTATTTAAATATGGACCAAGATCTGCTTTAACTGTTCCATCTTTTCTAAGGCGAACAATTCTTCCATTTTTAATCTGTGTTGGATTAAAAGCACTTGCTTTTCTTTTTGGCATTATCTTATAAAATTCTTTGGATCTAATAAACCATCATCCCAGATAGTTTTAGTTATTGTCTTTTCTGATTTATAAGTTCCACCACGTCGCTTATATTCTTGAACTACCCAAGAGTTGGCGACTGCAGATGGATAAACATCAAACTTATCTTTTGCCTCTTGAATAATACGTGCATATAGTCTAGCATTTGATGGCTCACTTCCACCACTACGTGGCTTAATCATTTCACCATAATTTGGTTTTTTTGCTTTACCAATTGATGCATCATACATTGCCATACCAACTTCGCTATCATATTCAGGAATTCCAGAACCACTTGATCCCATTTCAACAACTAAGTCAACTGCTACTGACAATGATTCAATCTTAATAACTTCAGACATTCTTTGATAAACAACTTCTTCGGTTTCTTCCCAAGCGTCATCTTCTTCTTCATATAATCTTACAATAATTGGTTTATCATCTTCTGCATATTCAAGTGCATACTCTGATCCTGGGAGTCCAAGTAGTCCTGGGTTTGTCATTACATACTCAACACGTCCAACCTGAATTTCTTCTTCTCCAGAAAACATGACAAAGTCACCTTCAGTTACCATTGACTTTTCTATAGTTGGCACAAACTTCTTTGCTGTACTTGCCCAGATAGCACGGGCCTGTGCTTGTGCACGAGCCTTTGTTGGGTGACATCCATGAACTGTTCCATCGGCACTTACAGTTGGAAATCCATCACATCCATAACTACCTTTTGCACCTGCACGATAACCACCTGCTGGCTTTCCGCCTCCGCCTACTGGCATAGCAAACCTCCTAAGTTTCTATACTGATTATATCAGACTTTAGTTGTTTGGATGCTTACCAGACAGCCTTTTGTGTTCTTCAATAGACCATTTTTCACGTTTGTTTAATTTAGATATTTCTGCCTCATCAAATGACTTTGAGGCCAGGGTAACTATTGGATCTTTGGATAATAGATCTATATCTACATACCCTCTCTCCCACAGAGAAAGTATTTCAGAGTTTACAGAGTTTATATGGTCATTATACAATTCTGGCATTAGTTCTTTGATTTTTGGAGTAAAGGCATATAATAGTGATCCATCTTCAGAGTCAATACCCGCAACCTCTAAACCACCTTCAAGAATAAGTTTTTCAATTATCTTATCTTCTTCTTTATCCATTAATAAACTCTTCTATTTGTTCTTTAGTTTTTGCACCATTCATGCGTCTGATTTCTTTACCATCTTCAATTAATATAAAAGTAGGTATTGCTTTAATTTCAAACTTTCTGCAAAGTTCTCCATTGTCATCAGCATCAATAAATTGAATCTTAACAACATTGTCTCTGTTTAACTCTTCTGCAATTGGTCTTGTACGCTTACATGGATTGCACCATTCAGCAGTAAAGTATAGTATGTGACGCATTACTTACCAGACTTTGCTCTAGCCTTTTTTAATGCCTCAAAGTCTTTAATCTTAGTCTCTCCAAGATATCCCCATGCGTATCCATCATTAATCATCTTATTATTAAGAGATTCTGAGTCACCATTTACATAC